GCCTTTTGGCCTTTTGCCCATATCAGCGAAAAATGTTTCAAACGAGTTGCGCCACTCATCACAAACCGTAATGCCTCTGCCGCCATAACTCTGATACCCATTCGCATTTGGATTGTGGCATCTTTGTTTGATCGCTTCCCATGTGACGTAGGTTTTTGTTCTGTGATTGCTTGCTTTGCATGATTGTCCGTGAGATTTTGCACTCCTTCTAAACTCAGTAGCATAGCATCCACATGAAACCGTTCCACCGTATTTCAAATGTTTATACGCTACTGGTTTTTCAGTTCCACAATCGCATCTGCATTTCCACATAACCGGATTGCTCGAAGTCCCATGTCTTTCTATCACAGTTAGCCTTCCGAATTTCCGTCCTGACAAATCATTTAATGGCATTGGCATAATCACTCTCCTTCATATAGTTGTTTTAATTTAGAATGAATATACCATTAAGTCGCCATAAAATCAAGCAATATCACTATGAAATGGTGAATATTCCCGCACCCCAAGTTATGGTCAAATCTCCACCGCTCATGTCAACTGGGCCGCCTAAGTCCACAAACGCAAGCGCATCCTTCCCTGCATCCGTGTAATTGTAAATGATGCCCCAATACGCATCCGCGTCGTTGCTGGCGTCCTGCGCCCAAGTCGGATTGGTAGCCGAATCAAAAGTCATGGTCCCGCCAGATTCGGACACAAGTGCGGACAAAGCGCCCAGGTCAGTACCGCCAGCCACATACGTTCCAGCCGCACCCACTTCAGTAAAATCTCCGATAACTGGCGTTGCAGTGGATGCCGCCGGGGTCGTGGTATCATCGCAAACCGCACAATAAAAATGATCGGTTGAGGCCCAATCTCCAGCGATCATTTTTGCAAGTGCTTCTTCAAAAATTGTGACATCTCCTCTTGCCATAACTCAACCCTCCATTACGCTGATAATTTTGATTTGATAGAAAAATTCATAACTGCAAGCCCTTCTCCCCTAACCCGCAATCCAAGTTGTGATACTTTGAATAATCCTTCCCAGATGGCCAGGGTCAGCTCAACATTGTTTTCATTTAACGTTTTCAAGCTGGCCGCAACGCTTTCCGAAACAATCGACTTTAATTGATACCTACGGTCCGCAACGGCAAACCCCATGTCCGAATGACTTACGCTTTGGTCAAGTGTTTTTGTGACTGATACGCGGCGGTTCCCGGAATAAAGAACCGGCTCAAGCAATTCAAGCGTTATCGGCATGTCCGAATCTGATGTTGTCTTAGAAATTACCGCAATCATTTCACAATTCCCCTTAACTATTGTTCAAAAGAAATTCGGCGCCGTCTTCAACCGCACGCGCTTTAATTTTGTCTAACACGTCCCACATTACTTGCTCAATTTCCGGCACCATTTGACTCGACTCAACTATGATATTCGGACCATCTTCAGTGTTTTCATCGTATTCTTGTTCAAGCTCGTTTAGCTTATCGATTATGTCTTGGATAGTTTGCGAGACTTCATCGACGCCCTGGAAAGTAATCTCAAAGTCTTCTGACATTTTTATTCAAACCCTTCGCTGAACATATAATTTGAGCCACCATTTTTTGATTCAATGGTGATCAACGGCAAAACACGCAATAAAATCGCCTGTAGCGCCATTTCTAAGGATGAAACATCCACATTAATATATGGGAAGGTCATTTCATCCTCCGGGTCAAATGGTATTTCTGCCGGAGGAACGATAAACCGAAATTCTATATTTTTGGTAAAATCTGCCATAGTTATTTGTGATTATCGTAGTCTTTTTCATTTGTTGTGGCCTGCCGTTGCACCTCATCGAGCACATCTAAGAGAAAATTTTCTATTTCAGCCTCCGCACCGCTTGTCGAAACAATTATTTCCGGCGCCTCTTCATCAAAATATTCTTCTGTCTCGGGGTCATATTCGAGACCTTCGATATTATATTTGATATCATCGATTACGCCCATAAGCGGAAAGCTGGAAAAAGTAATCGCAAAAGATTCCGACATTAGCTTAAATCCATATTGTATTTGGCTCCCTGCTCAATAGACTTGCTGTATGCCAGCGCTAAAATCTTCAAAACAAGCGGCTCAACAACACTCTCAACACCTGACATATCAAGCTTGACCTCCGGCCAATACGCCTGCTCTTCTTCTTCGTCTTCAAATTCTTTTTCGACAAATTTAAACTCAATTGTCTTCAAAAAAGTCAAAACCTATGCCCCCGTAAAGCGCGCGGTCGGGAGTTTCGCAATAACAGTGCAGCTTGTTAATATGTCGCCTGTTTGCGGAAACGCGGATGAAAATCGAAAAACACCCATGGTCAACATGTAGGGCGCGGCGTCTGCGTCCGGGAAAAACTTAAACAATAACGTTTCCCCATCGAGAGCCGGGAGCGCGCCAGTAATTCCGTTTGTAAGCTCCGCCTTGAACGTTGCCGCCCTTAAACTATCTTTTTTGTGTCCAAAAACGTCTTCATACCTCTGGGCATACCCCTGCGAGGACCCCACATCGGCCGGTGAAAAACCGTTCGTCTCTATGGTCGTAAAAGTTGGCGTGTAATACTGGATATAAATTTTCTTAGCGACACCACCAGTGTGAGAAAGTGGGTGAGCGCTATAAAATTCAATATGGGCATATTTGCGGGATGTAGATGATGCAAGAATCCCACGACCGGTATTATCGGGCCTGCGGTATAACGGATAATCGGCTCGTTCCTGGTGAGTATCGGGCGTTTGAAATATCTCAGATGATGTGATTACCGCGGGCGTTTGTGAACTCGTTTTGATTTGTCCGATCTCAATTGAACCAATCGGGATGTAAGGCGGACCGCCTGCTGCATCGCGTGTTGTGCTGAACGCGGAACCTTCTGTTCCCTTGACAGCGGAAAGAGTTGTATCTGTGAGTATAATGGAGTTAATGACATGCGTTAGAGATGAGGCGCGAGTAATTGAAGTTGTTGTCGCCGAAACTTCTTTTAAAACTCCCGCGAGCCAGGCGGTAAAGGCGATATTATCAATTTCATTATTCCCAGTGCCGGCCGAAAGGATATTGATCCCGGAGACAACACCGTCTGGACGGACTACCGGCGCGTAATTGCCGCGACCACTCCAAACATTGGCCGCTGATGTAAAAACCATGTGATCGCCGGAATCTGTCATCGCAGCGAATGAGACTAAGGACTGCGCGCTTTCATATTGGATTTGAGCATTCCCTGCTGTTCCCATTATAAGTTATCCGTGTCATGAATATACTCAACTTCATAAATGATATCGAAGCGATAAAAGGGTTCAAAAAAAGCGGTATCTCGTTGAAGCTTTACGGTCACACCTTCAGCTAAACTGTTTACCGTTGGATCGTCATATAGCTTCGCCCAGATGTCTTCTGCGAGACTGGATATTGCAGTATCTGGGGCATCCTTGTTTAACCCATACGTGCGAAGGCTAATGGACAAAACTGACCTCAAATTCGCCGAATCACCTGATTCTCGCAATTTGACATATCCGCCATTCAATGGAACTGGAAGCCCCCCAGTCATATAAATGATAGGGAATAACGGAAAAGGCGTTTCATGAAGTTCATCAAGAGACGCGATAACTTTTCGCTTAACCGATCCGACTGCTGTAATCGTTGCAAGCGTGGTTGCGACCCGCGCTAATATTTGCTCTCTTATGCTATTAGTCGCCATTATAACCACTCCGGTTTATCGGGCGGTGTTATCGGATCAGTGCCTTTCTCTCTCACTAAAGGCTTTCTGCCCGGGATATATTCGAGATTGTTATCTTCCATCCATTGCTCGATCATTTCTTGCTTTTCTTTGTTCAGTTCCTTCGTTGCATCTTTTAAAAACTTTTCAAATAATATCTTTCGAGAACCCACAATAAATTCAGCCATTTTAAGATTCTGCGTTTTTCGCATGGCGCTTTGGGAGACAACTTGCGCATGTATCGAAGAAACCTGTCCCGAAAAAGAATTATTAAAAGGCTTCAAGGAGGAAGAATATGTCACAGAGGCTCCCATCTTAAGAAGTAATCTCCTTTAGCGGGTTATTAAAAACCTCATCGAATAAATCTAATTTGTCATTATCCGAAAGCCCTATGAACTTACGCTGCGGCATTCGACTGGTGCCATCCTGGTGATACTTTGCTATTTCGGAATCGCAAGAAACATCCGCTCCGGAAGATCCTGCCGGCGAATACCCAACCGAACCAAGCATCTCGCCTGTTTCATAGAGATTGGGTGTCCCAAATTTTCTTGTTCCTGCTGCATAAGGCGTAAAAATCGAGTCATTTACATCTTTTCCGGCCAACGTCCTTTCAACAACGCGACCGGCGGCAAAAGAACCTGCGGCGGGTCCCAATTCCGGAGACGACAAAATATCCTCAATAGCCTGTAAAGTATTCTGCGCTTCCCATGCATCGACATAAACCTTGATCAACATGACTCAAACCCTTTTTATTCGGCGCGCCGGCCGTTCATTGGCCTTCTCGTAGTCGTCAATCGACCCGCTCGAATCCCAGTCGTAATCAATCCCTTTTTCGATGACACGAACAAGCTCTTCATCGTATTGCCCGGCCCAATAAGCGCGCTGTTGGCCGTAAGCATCCAATTCAAAAGTTGTATCCTGCGCGAGATACCGATAAATCAGGAAGAAGGTTTTGTAACAAGAAAGGTTTAATAATTGCGTCGCGGAATTCAGCATGAGAGCAGAATTAAAAGCGGTGTATCTCCAATCGTATCCAGCAGCGTTTGAGGCTTTCCGATACCATTTAACTTCGATGTCGTCGTCAATTGCGGTGGCCGCGAGATCGTGGAAGTCAGACCAGTCGGTGACACCAAGATCCATAATGGACGAACGAATCGCCTGTAAGTCTGCATCTGTGCTGTATGCCATGGTGAGACACCTCGTTAGATATTGTCAAATCGGCCAGGGGTCCCTTCATCGAATTTTAGCGCGTCGTCCAACCCTTTCGATATTTTCTTTTTTAAGGGCGGATCGGAAGCTTTCGCGGCCTTACGTTTTGGTCTCTTTGCCTGTTCTTTTTTCTTGGACGGCTTGGGATCAACCGAGAAAGCTTTGTCCTTTGAGGCATCAAAATCAGACTCGTTTATGACGATAAAACCAGAAGAGTTGTTTGCTATTATTTTCACAGTTGGTATCTGCATGTGAATGCTCCTTTTAAAACCCCGCATGAAGCGGGGTGAAAAAGTGAAGGTTTTCTTGCTACGAAGCGGCCGCCACGACTGAGCTTGTCGAAAGCGGAATGTATCGCATATAAATAGTAATGGCCCCAGTTGCGGAAGTCGCTACAACGGCAGCCAATTCGATGGACCCGGCCGGAACGACAAGCCCTGATAGGGCTGCGTTTCCCAGTGCAACGCCATTGGTTGTTGCGGTCAAATCATTAGCAAGCACGCCGTCCCAGGTGTAAAGCGTGCCGACCGCATCAGCGTTAATCTCCAATGCCGTCCCGTCAGTCGCGAATGCCGTGTCGGTAGCCGGTGTGGTCGGATCAATGTTGTAATTGATCAGGCAACTCTTCCCCTCAATCTCCGTGGTCACATAAGCCACGATCTCCAGGATCTTGATGGGGCCACCGGAAACGGTAAACAGGTTGTTGTTGCCATTTGTAATTCCGGATAGCTCGTAAGAAATGGAATGCTCAGCGTTGGCATCATTGGTGATAGCGGCAGTCACGTTTTGCTTCGCATACGCCATAAGCGATTCAGTGGTAGACACGGCGCCAGCTGCGGCCGCGTCGGTTTTATTGCCGACTACATCAGCGGTTACATTGTTGGCGGTCGAATCGGCCGCTGGAACATTGGTCGCGTATAGGGCCGGGGTTGTAGTTGTAGAAACAGCGGTAAACGGGAATGCAAGAAATAAAAGAAACCCGAGAAACGCAAGAATTGACAGTGTTGAAAAAACTCTTTTTTTATTGGCCATTGATCATCCCTCCATTAAAGCGTGTAGAGGTTAACCTCTTCCGAATACAATAAAGCCCCGGAAGAGGTTCAAACCATTATTTGAGCCTTGCTATCCGGCGATACGAGTCGCGTATTCCGCCCGAATCAATTTCGCACCCCAGAGGCAATCCAGTTCCCACATGGTCTGCTTATACATGCGAATGACTTCGAGCCGCATGACCAGGCCAGAAACCGGGTCCTGCATGGTATAGCTGTTATCCGGATTGAATACTTCCTTAAGCGCATCGTCAGGGGCACGCATGGCAAGCGCAAAAGCGTCACGATGGAATGCGAGGTTAACCGCATGTGATGCTTTCAGCGTAATCGCAGTTTCAGCCGTTGTGATAGCCACCTGAAGCTCCGGTTCAAATACGATTGTCCCACCACCACTGACATCCGCATCTCCAGTGGTCACAACATAAGTTTGCGTATCGCCTGCAATAGTAAAGATATCGCCGGTCAGAATGGTTCCAGTACCGGCAGAAGCAAGTGTAATGGTATTTACGCCAGTTGCATACCCTGAATTGTCGGTAGTTGCACCTGAAGCGGTTCCAGCCGTATGGGTCGGAACGCCATCATCCGCGTTCCAGTCAATCCCGAATTTCCGCCCGATTTCACCGGAAATTTTAACATCGGACCCACCCACCTTTTCAGCATCGGAAAACTGGGCAAGGGCAAGTGCATTAGCCTCAGCATCAAAATCAAGAACACCGCGCCGATTGTCGCGAGGGCACTTCTGTTGGTTCAAGATCTTTCTGGCGAGAGTCGCTGATGTCACTTCCACGCCGGCACCAAACGGAGTTGTTCCGGCTGTTCCGGTGTACCCGTAAACACCATCGTACTCGGAAAACACTGAATCGTTAATCGCAGTGGCCAGCGCTTCAAAAGCCGCGCTCATCTCCAGGGGAATAAAGTCAGCCTGGGCATTGATCTGGCCAAGCTCTTTATCGGTAAGCCCAAAAGAAGCTTTTTTCCAGTTGTTCAAGGAGATCTGGACCGTCGGGATGGTCAAATCGGAAGGCGCTTCAGGGTAGGCAGCCGGCGAAACATTAGAGGCTGATAGCTCGGCAGCGATCGGGACATCAATTGTGGACCCTTTCTTTTTCGCGTCCATTGAATAGTCAAGGTTCACAAGACGTGTCATGAGGACTCTTTCACGTAAAGATAAAAGGCCTCGCGCGAGAATCTTCGGTAGAATAGCGGTAAGGGTGTTAGAAATTGCCATGGTTACTCCTCCTTAAATTTTTATGGTTTGAAAAAAAATAGAGGAAGCAACCACGAAAAAATTACGTGACCACGACCTCTCCAGATGCTATCTTTTCTAAATTGCGAGATGCCGCGGCCTGATCGCCTGCATCAATTGTCCTACCAGTAAATGGGGGTTTGTTTCCGCCGCCTTGGGCACCGGAGCCGCCACCGCCAGATTTCAATAATTTGTCTTTTTGTGGGTGAGACTTGATTAGAATTTCGATCGCTTCTTGCGGGTCTGCATAGCTGGACCCTTGGAGCGAAAAGATCTTTTCGCCATTGGCATCGAGGGCAAACGTTTGGAGCTCACCATCTTTTTCCTCGACAACGAAATGCTTGCCGAATGAATCATAGGCAAATTCCGGGATCATGTTTGTTTTTTCGCGGATGAAGTCGCTAGAATTAAACGCACTTTTAACGAGCTGTTTTCGCAGCGTTTCATCTTTCCTTTTTAAGGCTGCCTCTTTTTCTTCAAGCGTCTTTGTGTAAACCTTGTCTTTTTCGGCTAAACGGGATTCGAAAGACGCAGCAACCCCTTGTTTGATTCGCTCGATCTCCTCAACACCTGGGTTTCCTTTCTCTTTGTAGGTTTCGACCAGGGATATCGCCTCTTTTGCAGTTTCGAGGTATTCGGGAATGTTTTCGATCCCGGCGTCTATGAAAGGTTTGATGTTTGCTTGGGCCTGATTGTATTTGTTTCGATGTTTCGCTGATTCCGATGTCAATTCCTTGACCTTCAACATCATAGCGTCCGCGTTAAACGGTTCTTCACGGCCATCAGGGTGTTGAAAAACAGGATTTCCAGCGTCAATCATCACATTTCCGTTATCATCAGTCTTCCAAGGCATGCTTAAATCCTCCAAAAATCGGGCAATCCGCCCTCAACCGTTGAGCAATCTGCTCTTAAACCTTTGAATATATCGGGCAATCCGCCCAAAAACGCTTGTCTATAAGTAAAAATTATGGGTAGCTCAACCTATAAATAAAATTTATGCTTGCCAAGTATCATAAAATAAATTTATGATTGTCAAGCAAAAAATAAAATAAAATAAAAAAAGAGGGAAAAAATGTCACCGGGTAAAGTGGACGAAATAAAAAAGGAAAAGTTTCTGGAGATCTACTGTGTTGGCGGTATTACGGCGATAGACGTGTGTGAAGAGATAGGCATACCGATTAACCAGGTCGCGCGATGGCGGAGAGACGATATTTCTTTCAGCGAAATATACGACAGGGTGGATCTTTATAATCATGAGATATGGCCAGATGATAGGCCATTGAAGTTCGGCGAAACAAGCGCCGACATGAAAAGGATTGAGGAAAAAGCGAGGAAAGAAGAAGAAACGAAACTACTGCGGGTTAAAACGAAGCAAATAAGAATGGAAGACAACAATCGGTTGAAGAAAACATGGCTGGAGACCTTTAATAGGTTGTACTTCAGCATTATCGAAACATGCCGGGCTTGCGGGGTAACCAGGGGAAATTTCGAAAGATGGAAAGCTTCTGATGAAAAATTTCGAGAAGCATACTTCGAAGCGGTCGAAGCAAAAAAGGATTTCATCGAGAGCCAACTGATGGAAAATATCCGGAAGGGGGATGTTGCAAGCGTTATTTTCGCATGTAAAACAAGGCTTAAAGACCGGGGGTATGTCGAGAAACAGCAAGTGGAACATACCGGGAATTTTGGCGTGATGGTGAGCCCTGGAATCTCTCAAGACGAAAATAGTTGGGAAAAAAATGCGAGGGCGCAACAGTTAGCTCTTGTGGAAAAAACAAACAAAGAAGATGAAAATAGGAAACATGGAAAGTCAAGAAAAAACAAAGAAGGTAATTTGGGCGCCGCAAGAAGGAAGCCAAAAGCTATATCTTAATTGCCCGGTGTATGAAGTGCTATACGACGGGACGCGTGGTAGCCAAAAAACCGACTCCCTCATAATGGATTTCGCGCAACACGTCGGCCAGGGGTTTGGGGCTGCATGGCAGGGGATTATCTTCAGGCGAACGTACAAACAGCTCGATGATATCATTGATCGAACGAAGAAATGGTATTATCAGATATTCCCTGGTATCAAATATAATGAGGCGAACTATACCTGGAAATGGCCAACTGGCGAGAAACTACGGTTGCGCCATATGGACAGCGAAAAAGATTACTGGAATTACCACGGGCATGAAATCCCTTTCATCGGATGGGAGGAGCTGACGGGATGGCCGGATAATAAATGTTACGAGGTCATGAAAAGCTGCTGCAGGTCAAGCGATCCAGACGTGCCGAGGAAGTACCGGGCTAATACTAATCCCTGGGGCATTGGTATGAACTGGGTCAAGAAATATTTCGTGGACCCGGCGCCGGCAGGCGAAGTAGTGGTGAACGAAGCCGATGAAAAAAGAGTAAGGATACACGGCTCTATTCTCGAAAACAAGGTACTGCTTGAAGCGGATCCGGCATACCTCAAAAAGTTGAATGCGATTAGCGATCCGAACCGACGAAAAGCCTGGCGGGATGGTGATTGGAACATCACAGCAGGCGGTGCACTCGACGATATTTGGGACCCGAACAAGCATGTATTTGAACCATTCGTTATCCCGCATACGTTTTTCTTAAACAGGTCTTTCGACTGGGGGTCGGCCAGGCCATTTTCGGTAGGCTGGTGGGCGGAAAGCGACGGATCCGATGTGATACTTGCAAACGGGAATAGGGCATGTTTCCCACGAGGAACAGTCATTCGGATAAACGAATTGTACGGCTGGAATGGTGTTGACAATGAAGGGTGTCGTATGACAGCGGCTGAAATTGCGCAAAGTATTAAAGGAATAGAAAACTCCGCATCGTTTCGAAACTTAATCGGAAACAATGAAATTCACAAAGGCCCGGCAGATAATTCGATTTACACAAAAGAAAACAACATGTGTATCGCCGCCGATATGAAAAGAGAGGGCATCACATGGACGGAGAGCAATAAAGCGCCAGGGAGCAGGATACAGGGGCTTGAAAAAGTTCGAAGGTATTTGAAGAATGCGCTTGAAAGGCCGATGGAAAAACCGGGATTGGTTGTGTTCAATACGTGCAGGCATTTTATTCGGACGGTGCCGACGCTTCCAAGGGATAAGAGAAAACTTGAGGATGTTGAAACTTCTGCAGAAGATCACTGTTTCCATTGCGATACAGAACTCTTAACAGATGATGGGCCATATAAAATTGGTGATCTTGTTGGCAAGGAGGGATATGTTCTATCTGCCGGAGGTTATTACGCCAAATTCAATAATTGCAAAATAACCAGAATAGCAGCAGTTAATAAAGTTATATTTGATGATGGATTTGAAAATATCTGCACGCTGGACCACGAATATTTGACAAACGATGGTTGGGTTGAGTCTCAAAATTTAATTGAAAATCCAGATGAAATGCGATATAGTATTCTGTCTTTTAAAAAAAGAGGAGAATACATATGCGAGTCAAGACTATTAGCAGCACTATGCAGGACTTTAATGGAACAACTTACTATCTATGCAAACCATACTTTCAGCGAAAAGGGAAGCGTCTCCATAGGGAAGTTTGGATATTCCATAATGGAGCAATTCCAGAAGGAAAATGTATTCACCATAAAGACGGCAATCAAAACAATAACCAAATTGAAAATCTTAAGTTGCTTGGTGGGCAGAAACACATGTCCCTACATGGAAAAGTTCAAAACCACGACAACTGGCAAACAGCAATGCAGAATGGTGCAAAAAAATGGCATGGAAGCGAACATGGGATTGCATGGCATAAAGAACAATATGCAAAGCATTGCAAAGATAAAATACATAGAAGGATATCTAAATTCTGCATGCAATGCGGCGAGCCGTATGATGGCATCTCAAGGCAAAAGTTTTGCTCCAATAACTGTAAATCGGCATATCGAAGAAAAACAGGAAAAGATATCATTGAAAAGCAATGCGTTTTCTGCGGAAAATTATTCAAAACTCAGAGATATTATAACATTTCAACTTGTTCGAGAAGCTGTGGAGGAAAACTCTCTGCGGCAAATAGGCGTAAAAAGAGTTAAACCCGCTGGACGTTCAAAGGTTTGCTGTATGAATGTTGAAGGACTACATAGCTTTGCTTTAAAAAATGGAGCGATTGTATCAAATTGCTACGACGAGCTCCGCTATAGACTGCTCGGCAAGCGATATAAAAAGAGAACGCAAAAGAAATATAAATGAAATAAAAAAAGCGAGGTGTAACCATGGAAAAAGAAGAACTCTTGGCGACAAATGAGAAATACGATGAAAATAAAGAAAACTGGGAGTTCTATGCGGCTGCATATGGAGGGACAAGGAAGTTAATTGAATGGGGCGTTCTAAGGCAATTTGAAGACGACCGAGAGAACTTCAATGCGAGGAAAAGCGCTGCATTTGGGTTCAACTACACAAAGCGGATTGTAAACACGATCAATGATTTTCTTCGAGAAATGCCATTTGAGGAGGAACTCGGGAAGATCAGTGAAGACGCATTGCTGCAGGAGTTTCTAAGGGATTGCGATTTATACGGAACAAACTGGGAAAACTTCTGGGGAAGGAAGAGGCGGTGGGTGAGCGTTTTTGGCCATTGTGGGATCTTGGTCGATAAGGCCAAAGGAATGTATGAGACGAGAGAGGAAGAATTAAAACTTGGGATATACCCATATCTTGCCTATTACTCTCCATTAAACATTTTAGATTGGAAGTATGAGAGGGATTTGACTACAAACAGGCCTACTCTCACATATTTAAAGCTTTATGAGACTGGTGATGTTGTGAGGATCTGGACGCGCGAAAAATGGGAAGCATGGCAAATCCCCGAGAAAAGCGACGAAAAGCCAGTTATAATCGGACAAGGGCTAAACCCATTCAAGAAAAATGGAGCGCCGGGAGAGATCCCTTTCGTGTGGTTTGGAAACGGTCAAGACGCTGGAACCGCCGGTGAAAGCATTTCCGATGTGGCGGATATCGCGATGATCGATGCGTCGATGGTGCGCGACGCGAGCAATGCCGATGAGGTCATCACGAACGCAGCATTCCCGATGCTGGCGATACCGAAAGAAGAGATAACGGAAGGCGGAGAAAATACGCCAGTCGAGATCGGCCCGACCCGAATGATAGAATTCGAGCCAGGTCAACCCGGAGATAAGCCGTTTTGGATGGAATCAAAGGTTAAGGATTGTATCGACGCGATCTTAAAGTTATGGGAACAAAAAAGCGACGAGATATACGGAATGGCCAACTTGAGCGTTATCAAACAAATGTCAAAATCAAAAGAAAATAGAAGCGGAGA